GCGGCGGCGATATCGGGGTCGGCAGTACCGCCCGTCATAGCCGCAAGCTCGATGCCAAGCCCCATCGGGGTCTTTTCGCCGTTAATAAGCCCGCGCAGATTGAGCGCAAGCAGGATGCCGTTCCCGAGCGAGCCCTTGTTTCTGGCCGTAATCGTGCAGACCGCATCAACCGCCCCAGCCGTAACAGGAAGGTCCTTCTGGAGCGAAATTGCGTCGGCAAGCGCCTGCGCGACAACACCGGCCTCCGCGCCTTCCGCTACGGAAACCTGCACTCGCGAGCCGCCAATGTAGAAGCTCAGCGTACCGGCTTCAGTCGCCTCCCCGGAGAAAGTCACCTCTGCTGAGGCGGCCACGGAGTTCGTCACGTCAGCGAGCGGAATGCAAACAAGATGTCCGAAGCTATCGACCGTGCGATAGGCGGCCACCATACGGGCCAGCTGAGACCCGCGGCCGAAAAGCTGCTTGGCCATGGCCGCGGTAGACACCGTCACCGGCTTACCGGCTTCAGCCGTGCCCGTATCGAGCATCTGGCCGATCAAGAGGCTCCGAGTGCTCTCCGACGGCGTGAATGCCGCGGAATTGTCTACCTCGGCATAAAAAAGCGGCACTCGAACGCCGCTCGGGATGGTGTTGAAAGAAACACTCATAGGTTCACCTTCAAAGTTGCTTCAATTTGGTTGTCCGGCTGATTCTTCTTGGTCGACGGTTCAACACAGTCAACCCTGATGTCTGCGCCCTCGAGAGGTCCGAGCTCATCGAGGTCCACTCCCTGCCACGTATCGCTGAGATCGAGATAGGTCTCGAACGAGAACTCGAACTGGAAAGCGAGACGGGCATCGTCCAGGTAGATCACCTGCCCGCCCGAGTAGACGATTTCGCCGAACTCATCAGCCGGTTCCTGCCGCCAGCTGAGAAGGCCCCGGAAAATTTCGAGCTTCAGCCCTTCTATCGAGTCGAATGCTTTCTGGCCTCGCTCATCGCAGGCGTTGCTCACCAGAACGATCACGGCAAAGGTGTTCGTCACGGTCTGCTGGTAGGCCACCCGAGACTCGTTTCCGGAAGCTTCTTCGGCAAGCGGGACCACATACGCCGCCGGGAGCGCCGGCGCTTCATCTTCTGTAAGTCCGGCCCACTCAGCGGCCCCGGCAAAGCGGTTTCCAAAGGACGGACATCGCCTCCGAAGCGCCGCAATAATCGGATCTAATCTCATATCAGCCCCGGTTTAATTGCATTAGCCAAGGCGTCCGCCATGGACCTCTTGAAGTCGGGGGCCGCCTGCTTTGCGGCATCCTCGATGAAGTTCCTGCGCGGAGCCGCCACCTTTTCGCCCGGGCGCTTCTTATGCCTGCGGGCCTGTGCTTCGGTTTCCGAATTCGGCCCGCGGTGACCATAGACCACAAAGGCCGGGTAGTAAACCGGCATCGCGCTCGTCTTTGATGGAGATACCATCGCCGCATACCCGGAACGAGAAAGCCGCACGCGGATCGATCTCTGCATGCGGCCTGTCTGCTTGCCCGGGTATTGCCCGGCCTCTGATACAGCTCTTCGAGCGATAAGCATTCTCGCTATCTTGCGGACTTCGTTGCCCGCGGCTCGGAGTGGCTTCCTCAGCGCCCTCGGGTCATAGTCAATATTCCGAAATCCTCGGTCTACTTGCGCGCTTACCAGCATCTCCCTTCTCCTCTACGTCCATGACGGTGAAGCGGCGCTCACCGCCGGCATCCGCAACCCGCTTCACCCGATAAAGCACCCCATCGATCACCAGCTCGGTGACGCCGTACAGATCCTGCGGCCGCGTCCGCCCTTCATAGCTTCGGATGTAGACGCGGTGCGTCACTTCCGAATTCACCTGCTTCGTCCCGAAATACATCCCCGATCCGACTACGGCGAGCTTCCCCCACACTTCATCTTTTTCGACGGTCGTCTGCGAAAAGCCGTTCCTGTCGTCCGGCTTTGCCTCTCGTACGAGAATCTTCACGCGGCGATTGAGTTCGCCAATTTCCGGAAGGTCCATGATCAGGTCCACGTTCTAAAAGGGTCAAGCAGCGCGCTCACAAAAGGAAGCGGCGACAAAGCCCCCTCCGTCGCCGAAGTGCGGTGCTCGTAGTAATAGGCGACATGCACGAGAATCCACTGCCGGATAGCCGCCGGGACGGCTTCCGGAGAATCGCCGTAGCCCTCGGTACCCTCGCGCGTGACGAGTCCGCGCTGCAACTCATGCTCGGCCATCTGCGTACAGGCAAGGATGAGCGCGGAGATGAGATCGTCATCAGCCGTGCTCTCAACTCTCAGATGAAGCTTGGCTTCGTCCAAAGTCACCGCAGGAAGAGCCGTCGAAACTTCCACGCTCATCCTCTATCTCCTTACTTTCCGGTAGTGCCGGCCGCGGCCGGCAGCGCAAGATCGCCGCCGACAAGAGCAGACACGCGCTCAATGCCGAAGCCGAGGCGACGCTCGGCGCGGATCGTCACAAGGTTCTTCTGAACGTTGTCGACGTCCTGTTCGAAGAGCTCGACGGTCATGCCCTGACGCGTCCAGAGCGTGGCCGCCTGCGTAAAGTCGCCGACCATGAACTTGCCCTGCGGAATCGCCGGAGTCGTCCAGATCGGAAGACCCCAAAGCGTCTTCGGAGCTACAGAAGCCGGGTGCCCGAGGTAGTAGTCGCCGGAGGTGTTCTTCTCCATAAGCATCTGCGACCAGTTCACCGGGTTGAGCAGAATGATGTTCGGGCGGAAGAAAGCCTTCTCTACCTTGGTCTTCGCAAAAAGGATCAGGTCAAAGAGCGTGGCGTTCTTCGCCGGAAGGTCAGACGTCGTCGCGCCGTGGGGTGTGAAGTTGCCGTCGGTAAAGATGCCGGTGAGATTCTGATTTGTCCCGTCGCCGGAAATCAGCTGGTCTTCGACCACCAGATCAACGCCGTAGACAAGGCGCTGATTGATGTAGGCGACGAGGGCAGGGCCGTCCGCCATGAGCTGCTTCGAGACGCGGGCAAGGTGAGCGATCGTCTTGACAGTACCCGTCACCGTCTCAAAAGACGTCGAGCCGAAGGGCTTCTGCGCGGCTTCAGCGACGAAGGCCGCACCATTCACAAAGCCGTCATCGCGTTCCTTCACGTATTCAAACGAGTTCGTCGAAATCGGAAGCGACGGGAAGAGGCCTTCGATCGTGAGCGGGCGGAAAGCGCCGGGCATGATGCCGGGGCGACGGTACGCCTGGATGATGCCGCCGGTCGGAGTCGTGATCGGGTTGAGCACAGTCGGCTCAGATTTGGCGAAGGTCTCCGAAAGCTCGACGCGAGTCTTCTGCGTAGAGCCTGCGGCAAACGCCTTGAAGCCGTCGGCGGCAATGAACTGATCGCCCGCGGACTTTGCTTCCGGCTTTTCGCCCTGAACCTTCACGCCCTTCTGCTGAAGCTCGAGGATCTGATTCGCGAACTTCCTCTGCTGTTCGCCGAGCTCGTCCAGGCGCTCCTTGTTCGAAGCGGCGGTTTCAGACATCTTGCCTTCGATCTTGTCGAGGGCGTCCAGTACTTCTTTGAATTCCATCTTTTATTCTCCAATGGATTTTTCAAGCTTCCTGATCCGTTCAAGAAGCTCCGTGGTCGCCTTCTCCTCGTCGGCTTCAGACTCCCTCTGATCCAGGAAGAGCTTTCTGGCTTTTGCGACGAGAGCCGTCGCGGCAGACTTCGAAAAGCCGCCTGCATCCCGCAGGAAACCTTCGAGGTCTCTGATACTTTCGATTTCATCCAGGTCCTCGGACCGGACTTCCGTGATGCGGGCCGCGCCGTCCGCCGGGAAGCTCACGACTGAGATCTCGAAGAGACGACCGACGGACTTGATCACCCGGCCGCCTTCTTTCTTCTCATCCTGAGCGCCGCCGCGCATGCTGAAGCCGATGGAAAGGCCGTCAACAGTTCCATGCTTCAGGGCCGCTAGCACCGCGTCCGCCTGCGGGTTTCCGGGGGTAAGTTCGCCCTCAACACGCAGGCCCTTTTCATCCTCTACGGCCGAGGTCCACTTCCCGATAGGAAGCCCCCACTGGTGGCCGTAAAACATTTTCGGCATCCCGTAGGCGGCAAGCGTCTTCGTGAACGCGCCCGGCATAACGGTATCGCCATAGGAATCATTGCCCCCGAACACCGAGGCATAGCCGCTGAACTTGCGGCTCTCGCCTTCGAACTTCAGGTCAATGTCCTTCAGTTGAATATTCTTGAATTCCTTCATTACTGCCTCACTGGCTCGCCATTGATCGGAGAAGACGCAGGCTCCACTGCCCCCAGCTTCCGCAGCGGAACGAGGTTGCTCTGCGCCGTGAGCTCATCTCCACCCTCTACCGGCGGGAGGTTTTCCAGGCGCCTGATTTCGTTTCGCGTCATCGCCCCGTTCTGGCTCATCGTCGAGTAGAAGGCCGCTCTGCTCGCCGGGTCCGTCCGGAGAAGCCCATCCATCTTGAACTCGATCGTGATCGGTTCGTAGTTCTTCAGCCTTCGCTCAAGTACCTGCTCGAGCTGCTTGCAAAGCGGCCCGATCGTGAATTTGTGGAACCCCGAAACGATCTGCTCAATGCCGGAGCCCCATGTCGTCTGCCCCGTTGTTCCGACAAGTACGCCGGGCACCCCGAACCACCGGCAGATCTCTTCTATCGTGAAGCGCCGCGTCTCGAGGAGCTGCGCATCAGCCGGCGAAAGCGACATCTGGGAATACTTGAGCCCGCGGTCCGCGATGATCAGACCGCCCCCGGACGAAGTCATGCTCGTCCGAAAACGCGTCATCAGCGCGGTAACCTGCTCCGCACTCAGCTTTGAGTCCGTCTGCAGCACGCCCGTTGGCTTCGAGCCTTTCCCATACAACGAATTCGCGTTGTCCTGCGCCCGGATCGCCTCGTTCGTCGTTGCTCGCATGAAGTCCAGCTTCGAGAGCCCGAGGAACCCATTGCCGAGGCCTTTCCAGTGAATGACGTTCTCAGGCGCGAGCGCCGTGATGTCGCCATCCTGGTAGTAAACGTAAACCTCGCCGCCTTCGACGACTGAAACTTCCATCTGATCTGGAGACAGCGGGACCAGCGCGATCGGCTCCCCGGCGCTATCGCGCTCAATGAGCGCATAGGCATTCCCGCGAAGCATGCGATTGACAACCATCGCCGAAAGAAACTCCGACGGCGTCATCCACCGATTCGGA